GTAGGCCTACTGTATTAAGCCCTAATGACATGATTAAACCTCAGGCCAACCGGCCTCTACATCGTATGTCTGCAAACCTTCCAAGTCTTGATTGTCAGCCAATGTTTGCACTTCTGCCTTTTTTGTTGCGCCCGCTTGGAAAAATGCTGATTGCATTGCTCCGGCATTTTGAATGAACTGCAATACCATTCCAACAGTCAATTGCACGTATCCGTTGTCCATTGTTTTCCAAGGTGGCAACGGAAGCTGTGTTTCATCAGTGGCGCCAGCTGCTTTCATCTGACTTGCCATTAAAGTAAGACCAATCTGCTGCGTAGCAGAATAGGTATCACTGTGGAATCTGTGGCCATCAACAATAAATCCGTTTGTTGTGAGAATTTGGTCACGTTTTGCGTTAATTTTCAGCGTCAAGCTATCAACCATTTCTGGAAACGGATCATAAGAATCAATGATCGCCTGCACAGCAACGTCATCGCTAGAAACCCACTCACCGGATGGGAACTCCTGACGCAAGCTATGCCCTGCGGACTTGATTGCGTTATGCAGGCCTTCGCCTTTTTCGACGTAATTTATCATGAGAATGCGAAAGAAAGTTGCCATGCAGCGCCTGAACTAAATGTCCATCCGCCCGGGGCTGTTGCTGGAAGCGCGCCGTAAGTGTATGTCTTGTAAACTTGAGTTGCCAATCCACCAGCCCCATTACTTTGTAATGGCCCGGCATTATGCATGCTTGTATTTACTGATCGCCTCAATGTTTGAGTGCTGCTGGTGTTGATGTAGCAATAATACCACCCGGGTGGTAGCCAGAATGGAGTGGAAAGAGTGTAGGTCTTGATACCACTTGTTGCCGTTGAAATATCTCCTGAATCCATCAACAGAATGTCAGGCAACCCGTCCGATCCGACAGTTGCTATACCAATACGCGCATTCGATGATGCCACGCCTGTACTACAGTTTATGCTCACCGACAAGATCGGTTTTCTGCTAGAAAAAAGAAACGGGCTAGCACGCAAAGAATTCGTTCCGGGCGCTTCTGTCCCGTCTAAAATACCTAATCCAAAATTGTCACCAGAATAATACTTGTAAGTACCTGTATCGCGATGAATGACCCCGTGTATATGACTTCCTGCATTGTCAGCGCAAAGAATGTACTTTGTGCCAGAGGCTAAGCTAAAAGCCGTAGGATTTGCATCGTTATAAGTCGTGCTACCGTCATACGTGGCAATAATTGTTTCGCGCACCATCGTCGTAGATGCAGACATATACCCGATCCCAGCCTCGATCGGCGCATAGTTGCTATCCACGATAGTGTATTCAAAACGCTGCTGGACAGTGTGCGGGAACGTTGTTGTAATAGGCACATATCCAGACACTGACGAGGTCGTTAAATTACCAGTTCCAGTAGTTGTAGTTTGCAGGCGAGCGCCAAAAGTTAGGCTCATTTTCTAACCTCAAATTTCAGAGTCATATCTGCCACAACCTCTTTCGGCAATTCAATAAACTGTTTTCTAGGCCTGCCAAATACGGCATAAACGTTTGATACAAATTCTGTGCACAGATCAGCATCTGGTTGTGTGTCATCTGGCCTTTTATAGCCAAACCAACGTGAAACAACATACCACCAGCTCAGTCGTAGCCATGCAGACCAGTCATATTTTATTGGGGCAGCCCTTGCGTCATTAACGATGTAACCTTTTACATCGCCAACCACCGGGCATGCATACACATCAAATTGTGCGTATTTTGATAACGGTACAAGTGCATTGCCAGTACGATTTACTTCTGCAAGCCATAGCCCCTTATCGATCCACACAGCTATACCGACGTGTGAATACTTCGCCAATTCGCTTGTCACCAATGCCAATCCATGATCACCAGCAACTGCCACGCAGTCACCATTGTTGATCAATGGCCTTGCATCATCATAGATCAAGGGTTGCCTTCTGTGATAACAAACGAGCTAATTGAAACTGGCTGCCCAGAAACAATCGAAGTGGTGGTCAAGTTCAAGTCACTACCTGACGTACCAACGTTACCGTCAAGAACATGCGTCGTACCATCAGACTGAACAATACGAAACCAAGTAGCCGTACCGGTAGCGTTTGCGCTTGAATCTTGAGTGATTGCGTTTAGTGTGAGCGCTCCACTTGAAGCGCTTGGTGCGAATGTTGCATTGCATGTCAGCTCGGCCAACAGAGTCGTTGCCGTTCCGCCCGTTGCTGGTCGTGATCCATCGTAAATGCGTAGTAATGCTGACGCACCTGCTCCGGTTGTAATCTCGTCTAGCATTGCGTTGCGGATAGTTACATTATATGCGAGTGCCATTATTATTCCTCATTTTCCAAAACTGTTTCAGCACCAATCACACGACCGTCTTGGCCGCGAACCAAGCGTTTAGGTGCCGTCATTGCCTGTGCTGCCTGCGCAATCATTTGTGTGGCCTGCGCAAGGCTTTGTAGTGCCATCTGTACCGCCTGCATCTGTTGTGCAGATGTTTCCTGCATGGATTGAATGCTCTGCGCCAAACCCAGTTGAGCATTCTGATTTCCTTCGTCTACTTTGCGCGAAAGCTCACCATGCAGCATCTGATAGGCACTATTCATTTCTTCCGCCTTGTTCGCAATATGTTCATGTCCTAATTTAAGCTGCGTCTCTTTCATGCCGAAATGTATGTCAGCCTCCCGCTTGTTAAGCTCAAGCTCTTTCTGTGCAAGATCAACGCCTTTTTTAGACAGATCTGCGTCCTTCTTGGCTAGCTCTGCTTTCTGCTTGTCAAGCTCAGCACTTGGTGGCGGCGGCTTCGGTTCTGCCTTCGATGGATCGGTCCAAAACTTGTTAGGATTGGCAAACCCGGCAATCTTGGTCGATTCAGAGAGCGCGTTGTACACGTTCTCTGGTGTTGCAACGCCAATTGCAAGTGCTTCCTTCTGAGCTTCAAGGATCATCCGTAGATGTCCTAGTGCGATGTCAGAGTTTCCAGCTGACGTACCAACGTTAATCCTGAAATCTGTGCGCTTTTTCCATTGTGTAGGATCAACCTGTACCCATGTGCCGCGCAACCTGACAATTTCTTTCTTTGTTGCATGCTTAGAAATCAATTCATGCACTATTGAAAACAGGTTCTCAACTCCACAGCTAAAAACACGAGCAATCTGTTCAACGCGTTGCGATGCAGAATTAGTCAGTGTTTTGATGCCAGTTGCGGTCTTATTCAGCGCATTCTGATCAATACCTGTGAAATAACGATTTGTGCCGGAACGATTCTCGCGAATCTGATCCATGTATTCCAGACCTTGCATAGCTTGTGGGAACACGAAGGGGTGCTGCATCACCATTGCTTCTTGTGCTGGAACCCCATTGACACGAACAATACCGCCAGCACGACTCACCAATGCGTCATCAAGATTAACCTTCTGACTGAGGAATGTGCGTGGGTTATTCGACAATTTAAGGTTGTTGATACCCTGACGCAGAATCTCAGTCTTTGTATCACCAATGTCAGCAACAATGTCTGCAATTGAAATGCCAATATGTCTGTGTGGAACTGGAATCGGGGAAAGACTCGCAACAGGAATACGGCTGCACTCTTGACGAAACAACACAGTATCCCCGACCACGATGCAATACTGCATTTCGCTGATACCGTCACCATCGAAGTCATACCGAATCCACACCATGCGTGTCTTGACTTTGCGCATCGCTGGGTCAGTTTCATCTAAACGATACAGATTCTCGTTGTAGATGTTACGGCTTGTATCTTCCTGAGACTCAACACCGTGCTCATCAGTGATTTCGTCATCTACCTCAAATCCCATCGAGCGCAATTCGCTGATTGTTTTGAATTCCCAGAACTCGAAGTAATTGCAATCCTTCAACAGAAAACTATCAGTAGTAATGTCAATACGGCAACGCTCTGGTGGCAATACACACAGCTTCACTTGTCCAGACTCTTGCGTGTTTCTGATCTTCACATCATGCAAAGTAGGAGGGCTGGATTGAAGCTTCTCAAGCTGCTGCTGCATGACAGGCAATGCTTCTTGTGCTTGTGGATCACCTTGTTGCGCAGCCTGCATTGCCTGCTGCATCTGTGCCTGTAGTTGATTGATGGAATCCTGCCACTTAGGCATATCCTGTTCGTCTGGGTAGCTCTTGTGTTCAATGACTTCAGCGCCGTCCTGCATCAGGAACGCCAATGCTTCGTCAGACTGCCCCTCGTAAATCTCAATCTCTACAGACTTGGACTGATCCCAATAGGCCATGCAGTAGCCATTCTTGGTCAATAGTGCGTCAGTGAACCAGTCATTACACGTCTGGAACCAGCTGTTTTTCTGCGTTACAACGTGATTTACGTATGCCGTCTCTTGGTCTGCTGCCGCCTCATCTTCAGGGCCAATAGGCTCAAACTTGACCACATCTTCGCCACCAGTGAATATCTTGAGCAGGCTCGGCTTAATCCATTCAATCGTGTCAAACACGTCACGCGACACAAGCTGGCACAAACCATCCTCAGCCGGGTCGATATTCTTCCCGTAATAGCGGTCAATAGCCTGCGCACGCTCCCATGCAAGCTCACCGTCACCATAGGCATTGCCTTCAGCCGCGTTAATTGCTCCTAGCAGGTCGTCCAGCTTTTGGTCGTTGTTCAATTTTCTCGATCCGTTCGTTTAATTGCGCAAGCAGCCGCTCAAGTTCTGCGAGCTTAGTCTTGTACTCGTTCAGCCTTGCCAGAAACTGCATGCTCATCTTTAAGCCTCTTGATCTCTGCACGAAGCAGTCTGTTTTTGCGCTGCAATTGCGCCACCTGAAACTTCATGTCTATAAAATCATTCTCTGCGTGATTCCTAAGAATCCATGCTGCCAGTTTAACGAGCATATATACCTGTCGATTGCGGATATTTGATCGGCTTGAAGAATGTCTTTGATTGACCTTCCCTGAAGGTAAGAAGCCACGCATCCGCTCTGTTTGGGCTGACCACACCACGCTTTTTCATGTCGTCCTTACCCTCAACCTTTATCTTTCCGTTGCTAAGTATCGAGTATTTGGCAGATGTCAGCTCTGCAATTAGCGCATCATCTTCGCAAAGCTTACAATCCAGAGCTTCAAGCCACTCCCTACCTTTGAACCAAAGCTCATCGCGCAAGCGTTGGTACATATCGCTCACACTTGCAGACTCAGCAACATTAACGCCAACGACAGGTAGGCCAAGCTCCTCAAGCCTATCAACAACTCCAGCGCCAATACCGATTACGTCAACATTAATAGCAACAGGTTTTATCTTTGCTCTGTCATACTCAATCTTGATCATGCCAGCGGTCTGCATTGTGTCCTTGCCGTACCATTCAATAGTCGGCTCAACTTGTATATTCCCGCGTCTTTTTGCCAGTGCTGTCGAATCATCGCCAAATCTAGCTACGTCCAGCCCCCAAACCTCATTTGCAGACGAACTGGGCTTCACATCACGCGCCACGGCAGATGTGCAAAGATGTAATGGAATGACACCGTCGATAGCTGTTGCGAAGTTCCCTTTTACACGAACCTGATAGATAGGGCTGTCAACACCATACTTAAGCCGCATGTCATCTATGTATGCCTTGCTGACCATTGGGGACTCTTCGCCATCCCAATGTAGAGCAGCCCAACGCTCACGCATCTTATGGTGGCTTGCGTAAAAATACCCATCTTCACGCGTTGGGTTCCCTGCCATGATGACAAATGCACCATCAGTACTTAGCGCACCCTCTGCAACCTCAAACACAGGCTCAGCCACACCAGATGCTTCATCGATTACGAATAGTATGTTTTCAGAGTGAAAGCCTTGCAATGCTTCTGGCTTTTCTGGCCTTGCAGTTCGAGCAACAGCAAACGATTCTTGCGGGTTTGATTTTAAGTAGAAGCGCTCAGAAGACCACTCAAACTCATCAGCCAATTCTGGCAAGCGCTTTTTTAGCACTGCATGCCATTTTGCTATCTCAGACCAAAGAATATCTTGCAACTGGTGCGAAGTTGGCGCTGTACATGGAACCTTGCACGGGTAATAGCACGTAACAAACCACAGCACAGACCACGACATAAACGAAGATTTTCCAGTTCCATGCCCAGAACGTATGGATACTCTTCGCTTCTCAACTATAGCCCTACTTGCTTCCCACTGCTGCTCTGTTGGCTCAACACCTAAAGCCTCAACAGCAAATAGCGCCGGGCCTCCGTTACGCCAGCGAATTATCGTTTCTTGTGCTTGAGATAGACTGGAGGACATCAACGAGGTTTGTTCTTACGTTAGCATCAACATCTACTGATTGCTTAGGCTTACCATCAAGCCGGTCGCCAATCTCTTTGATTGCTGCAATATCGCCAGCCTGAGCCATTTTTATTAATGTCTCAGCAATAGCCTCAAGCGCATCCCTTTGCTCAACTCTGCTTTTCTTCTCCAAAGCACGGTCAATAGCCATCTGGAATTGCTTTGCTTTCGCAGCGTATTGGTTACCTATAGCAGCAGCCATGATTCTTTGTCAAATTATTGATTACGTTACCGATATTGATTGTGCTTCGCAGCATATTATCGTCTTCCCTGCGCAAATTCCTGAGCGCTTACTACTGGCAATCCTTGCTGTTGTTGTTCAGCAACATATAACTGGTATGCTCGTGATTGTAGCGCATCTTGTGCTTTACCTGTCATGCCACCCAGTTGCGGCGGCGACACTCCGAGTAATCCACCGTAGTTGTCAGCCATGGTTTCTCCAAAAAAAAATAGCCAGACTAGGCTGGCTTAAGGACGCTTATCAACGTCAGGGAGGTGAAAATTGAGAAAGCTCCGCCATCGCGGCGGACTATTCACTGTCTTACTTGCACAGTGACTTAGTAAATACAGGTTTTTAGTATTTTACTACTGTTTTTTGCAATTGCAAGTTATTTCATGCAGCCCTCAATCTAGCTCTATGTTCAGCAATTTTCTTGCTCTTTCGACTTTAATCCTTCCAGCATGATAATGCTCTGCAAGAATAGTCTTGAACCTTGGGTCGCGCTCTTCAACAAGCTCCATGATCATCTCTTTTGCTCTTTCAGACAAATCCAGCCTTTTTGCCCAGCGCAGGTGGTCAGTCTCATTTTTATGTAAAAGTGCGCCTGCGGCTGCGTCTAACCGCATCGCTGCCTTTTCTTTGTCGATAGGCGCAGGTAAATGTAACGCCTCAATTGGCTTAGGAGCCTGCTCGCACAGTTTTAAGAACTCGGACATAGTAGGAGGCCAATCAAGACGTTTGCACGCCTCCAAAGCCCATTTAATTGCTTCTGGACGGCTTTTGTATTGTGCCAAATCCTCAGCCCAAGCTTTTTTTAACCCATCTTCAGGAATTCCTGCCCACATTTCTGCAAATTTCCGCCCGTACAAAACCATGAATCGCTCAAAGATTTTGTCCACCCACTTTATCGGGATTGCATTAAATGTCGATTGTTCTGTTATCTGATTCATTTCCATTCCTTCCGGTCAAACGGTTAAACCTGTCTCTTGCCAAATCTTCTTTTTGCTGCGCGAATGATTTTTGTACCTGTTTTTCGTTTCTAACCCAATTTCTCCATGTTGCTTCCCAATCAACTTTTGTTTTTGTTGTTGCGCACCAGTAATCCCTGAACCTTTCAAGAGTTTCTCTTGCATTTAGATCTGGCCGCTTTGTCTTGCAGAACAAAAAACCTTCAGTGCTTGGCTCCCAGTCTTTGGGCAACCGCGTAGCGCGTTGCTGTTTGCTCTCTACTACGTTAGTAGTAGAGATATTGGTTTCTGGTTTATGGTTTATGGTTAGTGGTTGGCTAGGCACTGGGTTATTTTGGGTAGGCGGTGGGTTAGCGGTGGGTTTTTCACCCTTATGTTTAGGGCGTCCACCAAGCTTTCCATTGGAAGATTGCTTTGCCAAATATGCATAATATTCTGCAATTTTTTCATCAGCATGCTGATTTTTACCATCAGGAAAGAACTCATCAAGCACATTTTTTAGTGCTGATTCACTAACCCTTAAGCGGCGGCTAAGGGTCGCTAACCCACCGGTAAGCGGTAGGTTTTCTTGGTCATAATAGAGGTCGAGAAGCCTTCTATAGCAAAGGTCTTCCTCATTTGTGAGATGTTGAGTTTTTTTGGCGTAATCGCCAATGTGAAACGAGTAGTATTGCATCGATACCCCTGACTTGGTTGGTTGATTCGCAATCCGCTTCGGTATCCATGAGTCAGCATGGCAGGAGGATCAGTCTTTTCCCGAAGCGGTACGAATAGCTTTTATTTTATGTGTGGTGACGTACAGACGCAAGTATTTTTTACTCTTTTCGCATCTTTCTAACAGCATCCGCCGTGGCGGTTTGATAATTCCAATCCAGCATTGAGAGTATTTTCTTGATTCCGTCAGGTTCTGGCCTTAGACCTGTTCCATGGCAGAAGTGACAATTTTCGTC